TTCCTTGTGGTTGAATACCTATTTTCTCAGAATATTTACTCATTTTTCTTATACTATGTTCTATCTTACTTAATAAAGTACCTTTCAATGTAAGTAAATGTTCCTTTAATTTATCCCCCTTAACCTCTTTTAAGCCTAAATCTGTACCTAAAAGAGCATGCGTAATCATATAATTTAATGACTTAAATATCTCCTTTTCTTCTTGCTTAATATCTTCTAAATTCATTTTTATTTAAAAAGTAAAGTTATTAACACAGCTGTTGAACCACCAAGTGTACCAAAGAAACCTGCTACAAAACTTGTTTTAATATTAAGTTTGGCAATGTTTTCTTTTACTTCTAATATTGTATTAGACATTTCTTTTTTAAAGCTTTTAAAATCATCTTTTAGTTCATTGATAGAATCTAACACGTGAACTTTGTATTCGTTCCAATCGTTTTGTTCACTCATTTTGAAAAAATTTATTTTAGTACGAAATTTTACCTCATATTTTTCTAAATTTTTTATTTCGTTCTTTATGCGTAAATAAGAATAAAAAAAAGAAATTAAACCCGTAAGAAAAGGAATCAAAACAAATATATACTTCACCGCCCATGATTTAAAAATAATTTAATAACAAACAAACAGCCCTTTCCTTTTTTAAAATTAATAAAAATTTTGGTAATTAAAAAATTATTTTATTATTAAATGTATTTTGTTACATTACCTATCTTTATAGGTATTTTATTTTTACGGGTTACTCTTTTTTCATTCTTTTCTTTTAGGGTAAATTTACCCTTTTCTTCATTCCATTCAAACCCCTCTGGAATCTCTCTTAACGTGCACCTGCAGAATGCGTGAGTACTGTAAATAACTGGTTTCCAATCATTTACCTTTCTACCAACATTTGAACCATTAGCTTCCAGTTCCGACAATTTGAAAATTTTAGGTTTACTGCCTATACCATTTTCAAGGTATAATCTTATACAATGTCTGCATGCGCCATCATACACATCTTTAAAAACTAATGTATCTCCACCCCTTTTTTCTTTTATTGTATCTGCTCTACCCTTTTGAAATATGTCATTACATTCTGTTTCTATTATCCTTGCCCAATCGTGATTCCAAACTTCTGTTTTGTGCCCTATTTCGCTAACAATTGACTTTAAGCTTTTACGTTTTAAAACACCTTCTTCTATTTCCTTTTTTACTATCTTTTCTCTTTCTACTCTATATTTATCGTTTTCATTGTAAAGTATAGTTGATATATCACCTTTTATTTTTATTCCAAGCCCTTTTAAGTGACTATATGTTTTTTGCTTTGCTACTTCATACTCTGCCTTTTCTCTTTTTGATAAAGGTATGTATTGGCCTTTTTTAACGTATTGAATAAAATCACTATACTTTATATCCCTTGCATCTTTTTCTTGAAGCATAGCAGATAATTTACCCCATAAAAGGCTTTGTAAATAAGTTGGTACACCTTCTTGAATTTTATCTACATCTATACCGTTTTGCTTTAATATATATTTATCAAAATCATCTAAAGAATCTTTTCCTAATACCTGCATAATTAGGAAAGATTGGTGATAATCAACTATACTTACAATTTCATTTATTTGTTCGGCCGTGAATAACATTCGTCTTCCAGATTTACTTTTTTAATTTTCTGCCTGTCTTTCTTACTATATCTCTTTTTATTACCTTTATCTTCTTTCTTTTCTTTTTTAAAAGACTTACCCTTGACGCTCACACAGGGCAAGCCCTGTGGATTCTTGGGTAGTAGTCTCTATTGAGACTAAATTTACCAAGCTATCCCCGTACGTCCTACGGTTCTTTGCCTTTCATCCACAGTGCAAGCACTTGTGGTTTTCAGGCAATTCCTCTATTATAACTAAAAGTTATTATTAATTCGCTCTAATAAAACTTTCTTTTATAGCTTCTTTGCCTGCATATTCAAATTTAATCCAACATCCACCCATATTAGGCGGTGGAAATTCTTTTGTATCTGCCCATCCACCTGTAAAAGAATCGTCTTTGTATGTACCCAAACTTACATGTGTTTGTTCTTTCTTAACTATATTACCTTTTTGATTTACATACACCATAGGCAAAGGAACAAACCATTCATTATGAATATGACCAGAAACAAATATATCTGCGCTAATATAATTTTGTCGCCTATTTGTTTTTATTACCCCTCTTGTTACTGGTGAATTACCTCCTGAACCATGATTATAATATAATATTTTAGAAACAGATAAATGATTTTTGCCACCCTTTATACTATCTGAAAGCATAAACCTTAAAAACCCTGAATATTCACCCTTATCTATTCCCAGCCTTTCGCAAAAATTATTAATCAAATCTACTTCTTGTCTTTTTAATATACTTAATTCGTGATTTCCGTAAGTAACTAATTTAATGTTATCTTTATAAGGCTTAAAAAATTTAACAGCATCTCTTACTATTTCATCAAAATAATCTTTAACCTGATACTCTGGCCTTAAATCCGATTTATCAGAACGGGGATCATATTTACCGCCCATACAATCAAATATATCTCCGAAAATATATATTTGAGCATTCTTTTCTTTTGCTTCTTCTAAATGCTTTTTAAGTAATTTTCTATCGCAAAATTTAGAATCAAAATGTATATCACTCATTAACAATACCCAATTCTCCCAATTTTTATTTCTCTCTACATTAATTTTAGCGGTGTAAATATCGCCCGTCTTTTCAAATTTCACCATGTTTCATTAAATTTTGATTAAACTTGTCATTTTTTTAGTTATATCAACTCTCATTTTATTTATCTGTAACTTAAAAAAATCCTTTGCTTTATCCTCAATAACTTCGCTTACATTAGGATAACGATATGGGTCTTTTACCTTTCCCTTTGCTGGACGCAATGTTTTTTTATCGAAATTAATCATTTATTTTCCCTTTAAATAATTTATCTATGTATTTCATTGATTCAGCTACAATCGGGTCTGATTCAGCTGATTTTTCGTATTGTTCAAACGGATTTTGAACACCTTCATCTGGCTCTCCTGTTTCTTCATCCACCATTTCATTCATTTCTTGCCCGCCATACATTTTAGCCTGCTGTGCTGATTGAAATACTGAATTTAAAATTGTATCTTTTTCAGGATCAAAATCCCTGCCTGAATATTTTCTAAACATATCTTCATGTGAAACAAATCCTTGCTGACTTTTCTTTATATCTAATTCAACCTGCCTTTCTTCGTCTTCTACTTCTACACCAGTAAACTTAAATTCAAATCTATCATCTATTTCACTTACAATATATTTATTAATAAGTTTTTGTATAAATTTAAGCAGTGGAACAAGTCCTTTTTTGCGTGAATGATCTAATCTTTCTCTTTGCCCTTCTTGCCCAAACATATCCTTTTGATTTTTAAAATGAAAACCTAATTCAGAAGGGTCAATTGTGTACATAGAACAAAACATAACGATTAGAAATTCATTCCAGCTTTGGAATTCCATATCCCTATTTGATTTTTGTAAGTCAATCCATTCCAAATCAACACCCTCAAAAACTGGTATACGATGCGCTCCTTGTACACCTGTCATCATTTGTCTCCATGCCTGCCTAAACTCATTAAGAATGCTATTATTCATCTCGCCATTCTTAAGGTTGATAAACCCTTTAGGTTGGCTACCTTGTTTAAAGAAATTTCCATTATACTGCATTCCCCACAATATCCATGTAACAAGTTCAATACCTGCTTCAAGCTCACTTACACCATATCCATTTTGACGTATATTTGTAGACTTATTTCTAACACCATACATCAATTCCCACGGATAATAAATAACAGGTTGATTTGTAATAGGATTTGTAACTATATTGTTATTCCATACTTGAGCATATTTAGGAAGGAATCCGTTTATTTCCATGCCTTTAAATTGATCCTGAAACCTTTGATCTTCTGAATCTAATAAACGGATCGTTGAACCATCAACAGCTACATGTTTATATAATTCACCTTTTTTATCTCTTATTATTTCTGCCGTAGCTTGATCAACAGTTAAAGAGTCTTTTACTATCTTAGAAATGAATTCTGTTAAATCTTCTCCATCATCCCATTTTCCACCTCTGCCACCATATTCAAGATAATTTACTATGTATTCTATTTTATTTTTATCGGCTGATGATAATTCTTTTTCTTTATCCTCAAATAATCCTCTTTTTTTAGTTATTGTGTAACCAGCCTTTTGCTCATCATTAGAAAATTCAAGAAAGTTTTTAATTTGGTCTAACCTTGTTTTTACAATAGAATAAACAATAGGTATATTACCCATCCTTTGTAATACCTCAAAAGGTACCCCACTATAATTTTCTTTGTACCCATTACCTGTATGATAAGCGGCTTCATCGGGTACAAATAAAGAAGTTTTTATATTAGGTGATTTGGCTGGCTTTTTATTTTTTTCTAAATATGTTTGTGCTTTTACAATATCTTCTAAATTATCGCTTGTAAGCGATTTTTGAAGCATGTTTTCTTTATGTAAAGACAAGCCTTTTATTATACTGTCAATTTGTTCAAAGGATAAATCTTGAACACTAATATCGTCTTTATTTAATATTGTCTTTTTAGCTTGCTCTTTTTCTGACATATTTTACTTTCGAAAGATTAAAAACGTACAAACCCTAACCGCACCTATTAATGCGATTAGGGGTAATTATAAAGTTTAATTATGCACTTGCTGTTGTAAATGTGAATACATCACTTTCTGAAGTTAATTCTGAAGATTTTGCAACTATCTGAATGCTATATTCAGCATCATTATCTAATCCAGTGTAACTGTATACAACTTCTGTTTGATCTTCTGAAGTTGGTGTAGATGGTTTATTTTCTAAACTTTTCCATAAATATACATCGTAACTATCAGCTCCAAAAACTTCATACCATTCAATATCACCTGCTACTGCTACATCAGAAGACCCATCCTCTGGAGATTTAATAATTGCACTAGCTAAATTTAGAATTTCTCCTTCCTCTCCATCATCATTATATACTGTTAGGGAAACACCTGCATTAATAGCTTTTTGCATTAATTCCACTTCTGTGGTTCCCTGTATTTTTAAATCTATTCCAACCTTCTCTGCTTCTGAAAGCGTACCTTGAATATCATTTATAAATAAATTGCTATACGCTTCCATTCCATCCGTAATAACGTTCAAATCTACTGTCTTATCTGAACTTTGAAATTTATATGTTTTCATTTAAAATTAATATATATTGTTCTTTACGAATTTTTATCCTTTTCTTCTTCCTTATCTTCCTTTTTAGGTGTTTCAATCTTGGCACCATATCGCATACCAACAACACCTTTTTTCCTATTAATAGGGGTATCTTTATACACTCCACTTCTTGCCTTCATAATTTCACCATTCTCATCTAAATCCCACTCTACCTGTGAAGGTCTGTAATACACTACAGATTTAGAAAGATCATCTTCAATGATGGTAACCTTTTTAAGAGAAGAAAAATCGATATTAAAATTATCAATTGAACTTTTTTCTATATCGCTCAATTCTTCTCTTTCTGATTTTTCAATTAACGTCTTAGTGTCCTTAATCCAAGCATTAATTTCTGCTTCAGTAAATACTTCAAAATCACCCAACTTTAAACTTTTTTCAAAGTCTTTACGGGTGATCATATTATCAATAATATTGTTCATTTGTTCATTATTTGAATATCTATCAACGAATTATTACTTAAAATTAAAAATATTTTTTAAAATAACAAAATTATTTGCAATTTTTTTCATCTTTCAATATATTTTCTTTTATATACCAATAAACCCTATTCCAATTCTTAACACTTACTATTCCTTTTTCATACAAATACACCAAATAATACTTAGGGACGTCTTTCATTTTACGTCCCCAATATTTTCCAAAAGGCATGGTAGAATTTTTATCCATTACACTCTAAAACTTTTTACTGATTTAGAAACCCTTATTCTTTCCCTGTATATCTCTTTACATTCTGGATAATTTTCCCTAATATATTTTCGGGCATCTGCAATAGTTCTTACGTTTAAATCTATTCTCTCTCCATTTACAACAACGTACAATTTCGTTTCTGTTTTATCCATTTCTTTTACTTTTATAAAGGTTATCTAATTTAATAAAATTCACTAAAGCATTTACGCTTCCCGCCAAAAATAAACACATAGAAGCAAAGAATGAAAACCCGCAACTTTGTGCAAATGTAATAGCAAAAAAAGCTATTAACATTGATACAATAATGTTTAATTTAATTCGTTTCATAGTTTTTTATTTTTAAAAATGCTCGCCTCAGGGTTACTGGTTTGCTACGTTATATTTACGGATTGCCTACTGTTAACCCTTTTTCGGCATTACAGTGTGCAGCCTAACAGCTCTCCTTGCCTTTCGGTTAGTGAGTTTTGGCGAACATTAAATTGTTAATTTTAAATTTAACCCTACCTTTTGAACCTCATTTATAAATGAGACTACATCACTAAATTTTATGAACAACACGACACTATTTTCGTCTTCCCAATGTGATATATGATAAAATTTTTTCGTTTCTTTTAGGAAGGTATTTATGATCTTATTCTTTCCAAATATTAATATACTTTTATAAGTTGTCATTTTTATATTTTTATATCTACGCCATATTCTTTTTTAATTAATTTTGGAATATCTTCTTTCTTTTTTACAACAAATTTTTCATCAACTAAATTCCAATCAACCGAATCTATATTTACAACCCAATTACCAGTATTAGGATTATAAACATAGTTTCCTGATACAGTTCCAGAATCCCCAAATTCTTTTGGTTCTGTATCTGGTGCTTCCTTTTGTTTTTTACGTTCTTTATCAATTAAGTATTTTTCATACTCTTCCTTATCTTTTTTAGATATTTTAACTTTATCATTATTTACATAAATAGAATAGCCACTATTTTCATTTCCATATATTTTGCCATTCCATTTTTTATTTTTACCTTCTGTTAATTCTAGTATTTTTGGTTTACTTTCTTTCTTATTTTTTTCTTTAAAAAAATCATCTATCATTCCATTGAAATTATCCAACCCCGCTATAACTTTTCCATTATTTATAAACACTTTTGCCCCATTTATAGTCTTCCATTGACCATTAGGGAATTGTTTCATAAGATCAGTTGACCAAGATTTATTCAAAATATTATTGGCCTCATCAGGTGAAAAACCATTTAAAACCATATCCTGATAAGCTTTACTTTTTAATATTTCGTCTGCAATTTCTTTTTCAAATTTCATTTTTATTGTATTTTAAAAACTACGAATTTGTATCTAAATTAATAAAACTTTTTAAAAAAACAAAGCCCACACTAAAATAATTAGTGCAGGCTTAAACATTTACCTAATAATTTCTTCATACACGACATCTCCTGTTTCATTACAAACAACAGAAGCGGTTCCTCCTTTATAATCTTCAAAATAGCTAACGTTAGAACCATTGTTAGACTTTATATAGTCTAAACAATATTCTTTACTTTCTTTCCAGCCTTTAGAATTGCTATCTGTGGAATCGTTGAATTGCACATCGTAAGTTTTCATAACTATAATGTTTTATTGATTTTTATTCTAAAACTTTAACGATCTCATAAGGATAAAATAAATTCCCATCAGGAACTAAATTATCCTCTGGGGAAAACTCACCTTTAAAAATAA